CCGCCTCGAAGGCGTACCAAAGCGCCTCGCCCGCGAGCTTGCGCTGATCCAGGAGCTGGGCATACCTGGCCTCGGTCTTGTTCATCTGGCCAGGCTTCATGCGCCCGAGCGCCTGGATGCGCTGCTTGCCGGCAGGCGCCGAAGGCTTCGCAGCCCTGGCACCCTTCCCCGTCTTGACGAGGCCGGCCAGCTCCTGCTCGGACAGACGAAGCGAGCGGGACATCAGGCCGGATCGCCCGACTTCAGCGCACGCACAACATCGACAATCCCATCCCACCACGCGCCGAATTCCTGCTGCACCGTCAGGATCTTGGGGTCATTCGTAAACGCTCGGCGCATGCCCATGATCGGCAGCAGCGGGATCGCCAGGATCATGACCGATAGCCCGATGACCAGAAGCATCCGAAACCGCACGGAAGGCCCGAACAACTGTTTGATTCGATTCACTGTGACGCTCCCCTAAGTCGCTGCTGTGTTTATGTTTTAGTAATCATACCGACAACTGTTTGCTAAATAGACAGAGTTTCTTCGCTACCCTGCCTGGCAACCCTCGGGATGACCGGGCCGAGCAACCGAAGCTCTCGCTTGAGCTTGCGGTTCTCTTCGCGCGCCTCATCGCGCTCCTTCAGCCAGATATTCCCCTGCGCGGCGATGTGATCTCGTTCGCGGTACAGCGCCTTGCGCTTTCGGTTCGCTTCCTCGGGGTCGCCGATATTCGCAAGTAGCTTGATCAGCAGCCACTGCTCGCGCACGAGGTCTGGCTCGTGCCGGAACGCATCGAGCTGTTCCGTGTAGGTGTCGTAGCGCCCGTCCGCATACGCCGCAGGGCCAGCCTTTGGCTTCACATGGCCACGCCCGTTGACCCACAGCAGACCCCAGCGCGGGGGCAGCTCATCGACCTGGATCAGGCCCTCGGGACACATGAAGTACCGGTAGGAACCCATGCCGCCCGCGATGCGATGCGGCTTCTTGCGGTCAGCCAAGAAGTCGGCGCGACTGACCTTGACCTCGACCACTACGGAGACCGATCCGGGATGCTCAAGGCGAAAGCCAATCGCGTCAGGGATCTCGCCGACGTAGCCGGACCGCAGCTCGGCCATCGCGATGTTGCAGCCAGGACCGCGCGCGCTGTATGGCCGTTTGAGCCATTTCACCGCAAGCGCGGTCAGCTCGTCGTGTGTTGCGCCAGCCTGGCCGGTCAGCTCAAACGCCATGACCAGTACCTCGCGCCTTGCGGTCGGATCGGTGAGGGCGGTAGACGGGCTGCTGGCCCGCGTCCAGGTTCCAGGGGATCTCGCGCTTGCAGTCAGTGCAGATCTTCAGGTTCTGGCTGGTGAGCTTCACCAGCCGGGTGTTGCCGCATACACAGGCCTTACTGGACATCGCATTCGGTCTCCTTTGGCAGAATGCCGGCCTCTTCGAGCAGGCGGCGTTGCTCCTTGACCCACTCATGCAAGCACATGCGAGACCCCGGTCAGCTCCTGAATTTCCAACGGCAGTTCGATCCCCTGTTCGACGAGTAGCGAAGCGCACTCAGCCACCAAATCGAGCTGACGCCCGTACTTCGCCTCGAAGCGCGCCTTGTATGGATGAACCGCGATCATCGGCACCGGACCATACCCATCCTGGTGATGGCCCGCGCACAGCGGCAGCACGAGCCAGTGCGCCATCGGCTTGGTCCGGCCATCAACGTGATGCACGCTCACATGCGTGTTGTGGTGCCCTTCCTTGCGGCAGGCAATGCATCCCACCATCGTGCAGAGCTTGTCGTGATACCGCTTCTCTGCCGCGCTTGGGTTTCGTCCCTTCACTGCCCTTCACCTCTCAATGCCTGATTCACTTTCTGTTGGGTTTTGTCCTTGCGCTGGGCAAGGTCTCGCTGCTGCGCTTCGAGCAGCTGTCGGCGCTCCCGCTCACCTTGCTCCCGATGCGCGGCCACGTCGCGGCGCAGCTGCTGGAGCCGTTCCTTCACGTCGGGCGACGCAGAGCGCGTCGCTACCGTTTCCTCGCTCAGCAGCGCGTTGCGGGTCTTCTCGTCGTGCGTGAGCGCGAGCAGTCCGCGATTGCCTGGACCGGTGAGCAGCTGCGCGATGGCCAGGCCGTTGCCGGTGGTGGCGCCAGACAGCCGCAACGATTCGTCGGCGCCAGGCGGCAACAATGCGTCCACGAGCTGGGCGCATGCCGGCGAGCCCTGGCCGTGCTGCTGGAGCATTGCGACTGCCTTTGCCGGTGGCAGCCGTTCGAGCTTTACTGCTGCCTCGAATGCACGGGCACGCAGCTCGCCGTCCCAGCCGATAGACGCCTTCCACTGCGCAGGCTCACCCGATGCGCGAGCGGTGATCAGCAGGCGCTCATAGGCGGAGTTGAACGCCATGCGCGCGCCGACCTTGTCGCCGGCATTCAGGATCGGCCTGGCCGCGTCGTAGGCCTTCTCGATTTCAGCGGTCCAGATCACGGTGTCGCGCTCGTCCGCCGATTGCAGGGCAATGCCCCATGCTTCGTCCTTGGCCGGCCTGCCGTCGGCGGCGTCGATGCGCGAGATCACGTCGGCAAGCGTCAAGCGCCCCCGAACCTCGGCGCGGCACTTCTTCAGCGCCTTGCAGCAGTCCACGAAGCTGTAGCGCTCCAGATCCTCGGCGATCATCGCGGCAGCCGTGGACGAGATCACCTGGCCGATCACCTCAGCGGTGGCGATCACCTGCAAGACGAGTTCGTCTTGCTCGTCAGCTGTTTGCATTTGCACTGGATGCCCTCGCTGCGCGGCGCTCGCGTAGCAACGCCTGTGCGTCGCCTGCGGCGTTCATGTTGGTCTGCGTCTTGTCGATCTGCGCAGCCTCGGTGGTGGTCATTGTTCGACCGCGCTGCCAAGCGGTGTGGTACTTCTCAGCCCCGCTAAGCAGCAGGCCGACCGAGTGCCCCGCCTTGACTACGAATGCGTCGTTGTCGCTCAAGTAGAACGCGGCGATCTTGGGTGCCACTTCAGCGCCGACGCGCTTGATCAGCTGACCCAGCTTGCCGGCCACGGTCTGGTTCCATAACGGCCAGACGGCGTAGCGCTTACGGTAAGCAAACGCGTAGTTCGCCCATGTTTTGAACGTCGTGCATTCCTGATCCTTCGGACCTGGCATGTCGGCGGGGATCTGGATGCGTGGCTTGCCAGTCGTAACGACCACTTGTTCTGCCACTTCCTCGCCGGCCAGAATCAGCTCGCCGCCTGACGCGGTAGCGTCCGGTGGCAATCGTTCACTGACTGGTTCAATGACTGATTCAGAAGAGTGACTGGTTCTGGGTGAATCTCCTTCACCACCCCCTGGTGCATCTGTTTCACCCCCTGGTGCAGGATTTTCACTAGGGGGTGAACCTGCTTCACCAGTTGGGCGACTTTTCTTACCCCCTGGTGCAGCATTTTCACTAGGGGTCGAAACACCAAGCTTCTGGACGTTCAGCATGTAGAAGTTCGATGTGTTTCCCTTCGGGCCGCCAGTGCGAATCTCCTTGCGCAACAAGCCGGTTTCGATCAGGGCGGTCACATGGCTCATCACGGAACGACGAGAAATCTCGCACTGGTCTGCGATGTGCTGGTACGACGGCCAGCACTCGCCGATGTCGCTAGCGTTGTCGGCGAGCTTGATAAGCACGAGCTTTCGAAGCGGACTTCCAACTTTCGTTTTCATGGCCTTGACCATCAATTCCATACTCATCGGCAAGCACCACGAAAATAGTTGATGACTGTCACGGCTGACCCTCGATCAGATGGAGAGAAACCGGCCTTGTCGTGGGCGTTGGGAGCACTAGGGCTTCTTCCGGCGCACAGCAGAAGACCTCACCCCAAATCGTCACGCTTTCACCGATGACGAAGCACGGCTGGTCATCGCGCGTCGGCGACTCGCTCATGATTCGGGCAATCTCATCCCGAATTTGCTGGAGCGAAACCTTGAAGAATTCAGATCCGTTGACGCGGTGATCCACAAAACGCTCGTGGAGCTGCTGCTCCAGAATCGAGTAGCCCTCGACCTCAGCGAAGAACACAACCGAGAACGCACCTGGAACACCCGTCGCACGACTCAGCTCCTTTGCGCGCAAGGAAGGCGACCGAGTGGTTTTGCCGATCTTCAGCAATCCGTCCATGTTCGGGTTATGCAGCACGTACACGAAACCGAATTGCGCGTTGTCGCTGTCAGATCTGTTCATGAGACACCCCGCTGTCGAGCATGGAGGGTCTTGGAGCGAGCACAACTGCTCGCCCAGTATTTGGGTTCGTCATAAGCACCTCTTCGCACCGTGAAAAAAGGTGACCGGCAGCCTGGGTGCTCAGGTTTTCGACGTGGTAGCTACTCCGCGCCTATCCGGTTCCTTGATGCCACTTCGAGGCAGTGACCGCCTTATTGCTCAGCCCGCGAACAGATCCGACTGCTGGATGCTCTGCGCGGTGACGTGAATCCGGTAACGCAGATAAGCCTTGCCCTCAACGGGCTCGGTGGCGACGGTGCCTTCACCGCTCACCTCCAATGCGTGCCGGATCTCGCGAATGCGTGCGGAGATAGCGGCCTCGGAATCGAGGACGCCGTACCTCGTGCGAATTGCTTCGTGTATCTGGTGCAGCGCCAGCGGGCGCAATGTCGCGCGCAGCGTCTCTTCCACGCGTTGGTATTGGCTCATCGCGTCATTCCTGATCGAGGAAGCCGGCAGGGATGCCGCACTCGGCTTCCAGTGCGCGCGCGTTCCTGTTCGAAAGGAAGCGCGTGCCGTTGAGCAGATCCTCGACGAGCTTCTGGCGCCGTGGACCTGGATGACGTGCAGTGAAGAAATCCCCGATGTCGCCCGCGAATTCGCTGGCCAGGTACTGACGCAGCCGCTCGACGCGCAAGTTGCTTGCGTCTTGCAGCGCCTGGATCGAGCTATCGCGCAGCCCGTCGAGCCAGCCGACCGGCTTGCCGCTATCGACCTCGATGCGACGCGCAGCCGACTCGGTAAACGCGCGATGCCCGCTCTGGATCTGCGAGATGTAGCTGCTGCGGGACCGGTTGCCCTCGGGCGCGGCGCTTCTGATCAAGCTGGAAATCGCCCCGTCGTGCTCCAGGTCGATCAGCAACCGAAGGCGCAGCTTGCGCTGTGCATAGGCCTCGGCGGTGATCTCTTCCATGGACTTGCCGCAGCCTCGGCGTGTAGTCGCCATTTGATATGCCCTCTATTCGGCTCTTGATGTCGAGCGGAGCATATCCATTTGTAATCGTTTTGGCAATCTTCTGCTAATCAATATTCTGGCGTGGTAGCATTCGGTTGCGCCTGCTTCTCTACCCTCGATCCATGCAAGCGAATTAGCATGCGCTACACAAATCCGGCCATGAAGGCCGATCAACTTTCACGGAGTGAACCTTGAATACAGACACGCATCGGGTCGAACGGCTGAAGCTGTGGTTAGACGAATTCGACGGCAAGATCGCTGCTTTCTGCCGCCACTACGGCTTGTCGCGAACCCGCGCAAGCTACTTGTCCCAGCTGCTGTCCGGCAATCGCCCGCTCGGTGAGCGCGCGGCCCGCAAGCTGGAAGCCGAGTGCAATCGTCCCAATGGCTGGCTCGACATGAGCAACAGCGAGCCTCAGAAGCTCAAGTACGACGCCGCACGTTTTGGCCAGCTTCCCCAGGCAGACAGGGAATTGGTCGAGGGCTTCATTGAATTCGTCTTGCAGCGCTGGGAGCGGCGCGCAGTAAGTTCAACAAAAGCCGCGCCGCTGAGCATGAGCGAAGACTACGTGCCTCCGGCGCAGCAAATCGAAGCCATGCAGATGGCCAATCGGAAGCCTCGAAAAAATGCAGAACATGGAAAGAAAACATCAAGGAACCGTAACGCAGCTTAGCGATTACCGCGCACCCCGTAGGACAGGCCGCACATCACAGCCGGTCGAATTTACAGACCGCCAAATGGCCGTGCGTGAGCACCTACTGGAAACCGCATCTCGCACACCTGAAGAAGCGCCCGCCGCTCTCGTTGGGATGTCGGTGATGCCCAGTGGGGCGATCAACTGCATCACATTGCAAGTTGAGCCGGAGCACGTTCTGCCGGTGCTGGAAGCCATGCGGGGGCTCATGGGCAAGTTGGAGTCATACCTCACGAGCGCGGTTGCCTCGCGCTATCTGCTCGTGTTCGGTGTCGCACTCGCTATCGAGGCCTTTGACATTGTGACCGTCCCCGCAATGGCGGCCCTTGCTCTCGTTAGGTAAACGCGCAGCTAAGCATTTGCTTTAAGGTCGCCCGCCGCTCGCGGGCTTCTTTTTCGCCACAATGATTAGCAGACTGTTGCATTTATGATTAGCACGCGATAACGTGTGCCGCGACTGGGAAGCAGTCTTCAAGAAAACGCAGGAGAGCCCACAAATGGCACGCAAGACCACCACCCAAACCGAAAAGCTGGACCAGCACGAGCACG